GGTTCGTACCGCTCGCTATAAAGTTCGACGCATCCGCCGCGCAGGATCTTCCGCTGATGCTGATCCCAGAACAGCGATGAGAGCTCTTCCATGTCTGGAAGTCGGCGGTCGCGCTCCGGGCACGCGGTCTCATAAACTTCGTTCGGGGACTTGCCATTCATCCCGCGTCCGCTGTGCGGTTTTTTGTTGTACTCAGCAATCCACTGCTCCGCGGCCACGAGAAAATCAGAAGCGCAGCCCAACGGTGTCCAGGGCTGCTTGTGAGCCAGGAATGCCTTGTGTAGACGTAGTTGCTCATCGCATTCTTCGGGGCGAAGTGCGGGCTTACGGCCGGCATAGGAATTGCCGTAAATAAGGTCGAAGCGCTTGGACTGACCAGAGAAGAATGACTCTACCAGCTTCGATTGAGGGTGTGCAGGGATGCAGTACTGCAACTTTACCCCGAGCCTGACCAGCAAGCCGCTGGCTTCGTTTGAGATCTCCGCGCGCCGCCCGATCTTTTTATAATCCTTCCCATTGTCCACATAGAAGGTCTCGGGAACACCGTACTGCGAAATTGCCATATGCAGAGCGGAGGAAATTGAATCAGAGGAGGGGTTCGCGCAGAACGCCCATCCAACGGCCTTGCGGCTGCGCATGTCTAGGATCATCGTGTGCCAAACCCGCAACGCCATCATCGGCCGTTCGTGGGGAAAACAATCGTTGTAAACCCATACGTCGTACTTGCGATGATCACTGACCCAGACCCCGTTGACTCGGACAGAATCGAAGTCGCGTTCGAGATAGCCCTCGATTTTGCGGTTGTAGCCGCGCGCACCTTCGCGCCCGACAACAACGAAGGGCTTGCCGAGTGACTGCAGGTAACTGCGCACCGCGTGATAACTGGCGGCATCGCCTGGCCATCCGCGTGCATACCATTCGCGCTCTAGCGATTCGTGGCAAAGCGTGATTGAGAGACGCTCTCCGAGGTACTTCGCATCAAGCCATTTTTTCGCGTCGGCACTGAGGCGCCGGCTGCTGCCCTGATCACTGCGAACCTCGCGACAGAGGCCAGCGAGGCCGCGCTCGCGATAGCGTTTGTACCACTTCCAAATGGTTCCACGGCTTACAGCGGGCTCCTGATGACGCCCAAGCCAGGCGGCAAGCTGATCGCTGCTGGCGAACGCTGTGTCGTCGTCGTCCAAAAACATCGGGCGCTTACTGCCCTGCAGCCACTCAATCAGCGGGGTGATCGCCTTGAGGCGGTACTTTACTTCTGGTTCCTGCTTCGTTGGAACGATCACGCGCTCGCCGCCGATCGGCGCGGCTACAGCAAAAAGCGACTCCTGCTTCGCTTTTGCTGTGCGCAAATCCGACCTGGAAGCGGGCGCGATCGTCGTTGTCTCGGACTGGTGCGCGAGCTGTAACCCGTAGTCGCGAATCTTCTCGGGTGCGAGAACATCGGCAGGTATTGAATAAAGATCGTACACGCGGCGGGCGCGTCCGCGGCGGCGCTCGCCTTCAACAGTCTTCGACCGCAGTTCGGGAGTTCTCTGGCGAAGTGTGCGCTCACTCCATCCGGTGAGCCTTATCACGTCATTCGCTGGAGCCCACAATGCGTTCGCGTTCGTCATATGCTTTCGTGCGCCCGCTCAGTTGCGGCTGCGCGCTCTCCGCCTTCGTCCTGACTTTGACAATGACTTCACGAAATCCCGCACCGTCGATTCGCAGGGCGCCTGGTCCTGCAATTCACGGCACAAAGCGCGGTAGATTGCTCGCACCGGCGTCTTTTCGGTAAGGTATTTTTGTTGGACAAATTCCGCTACAGCAGGGTGCTTCGCAAAGTACCGAAACTTCCCGCGGTCTGCGCGTGTATGGGCGAGCCTTGCGTAGCCGGCGTCTTGAAAGTTGCTGTACCAGCGCCACGCGGTTCTAACACCAATTCCTCGCTGCTGCGCGATGCGCTCCGCTAACTGGCCCAAGGAGGCAACAGTGGTGCCGTCTGCCAGGCAAAGCACATAGTCTCGATCTGCCCGCCGACAGCGTGCAAACTCCAGCATCGCTGCGATTGCCAGCAGTCGTTCGGGCGCACCGCGCGATCGGCGGCGGTTTGCGGTCGCAGGAATGCCGAAGATGGGGTGCGGCTGCGTCACAGTGCTCTCTCCTGAAGGACCAGCCGGCCGCGCAAGGCTTGCGCTTCGCGAGCCTGTTGTGCGGCGGTAATTTCATGTTCGACAATCTCGATTAGCGCGAGAATCTGCGGCGTGAGCAGCAAGCGCAGCAGGCGATCATCCCCCGTAGCCTTGCAAAATGCTGGAATGAACGCGGCTGGAAACCGCGCTGCTTCTTTGCTCGGAGCAGCATAGCCGTTCAGCATCTGTTTGGTGATCTTTCGCCCTGTAATTGCGCTCATCTCGTCGGCGATCTGATCGCGGCTCTTAGAGCAGCGACGGAGCGCCTCAGCGAACACTGTCCGAACCGTCAAATCGTAGTCAGCACTGTTCGCGTCGGTGCGACTGCAGGGAAGCCGCGGGCCTGTCGTGAGCCCGGAGGGTGCCAAAACATGCACTGTTTTTTTCATATACGCTCCGCCCTCGCCGGTGTATCTTAAGCGCTACGATAAGCGAACGATACATCGTATCGCTTACGATATGTTACGTTGGTGATACATGTCAAGAAAAAAGACATCCGTTACGGCGGCCACCGATACCTCCAAAATAATTTCGGAAGCGGCACGTCCAGAAGCCGCCGGAAACATTCGAGAGTTAAGAAGTGCACTCGGCCTAAGTCAGCAGAAATTTGCCGAAAAACTCGGCATGGAGAACGGACGGGTCACGGTAGCTCGCTGGGAAAGTGGAGAATTTCAACCGACCGCAGACAAGTACATTCAGCTCGCAAAACTCGCCAAAACAAAAGCGCCGCGCATCGCCCTCTGGTTTTGGGAAAAGGTGGGCATAGACATTGCAACCCTATCGGGGTTATTCCCGGAGCTCGAAAGGCTCACAAAAGAAGCCGAAAAACGCCTTGAAGACGCCGTGTCGACTAAGGACAGTATCAGCCTCCCGATCCTTCAAGGAATATGGGCTGGCACCCATCAGAAGGCGCTTAACCGAATGAGGGCCCCGCTCTTGGCAACTCGTGCAGAGGTGGAAAAATGGGTGATGGTGCCGAAAGAGTTTGTACCAAATCCTACAATGACCTGCTGTTTGCGTGCGCCCGATCTCGCCATGCTTTTCACATATTCAAGTGACGGAATAATAGTGGTAGATTCTTCGCCATCGGCCACCCCAGCGATTGGGGATTATTCCGCTCTGTCAAGGTTAAACGGACTAGTAGTGGCAGCTCACTTCGTTTCACGCGACAAGAACAACCTCCTACGCCGTGGACTACATTTGCGGAGACTGTATGCCAAGAATCGGCCGTCTATTTTGTTCGAAGGTGACATGAGGAACTCCCAAAACTGGAGCAGTAGGGACGAGAATGACCCAGTAATAGCTGACGTGATCGAGCAAGGTCGCACGCGCGTTATCAGCGACAACGGGGAGTGGTGCATCCTCGGGGTTGCCACCTGCTGGTTCGGTTCATCTAAGGCTGGGCTGAGTTTTTTAGGCGCGGGGATGGCTGACTAGCATTTTTTGATGATCTCGACAAGTTAGTACGAGGGAAAGAATCTAAGTGGTAACTAGAAAAGTTGGGGGTAGGACGCGCCGGGGCAAAAGTAGGCCTTACCCCACGCGGAAAGTTTTCCGATGGCCAGGAGGTACCGTGTGAGGCCTCACACGGCCATCTAGACGCAAGATTTTTTCCGGTTAGACCAGGCCGAGAGCTAAATGGGATTTTTGAGTGAAAAGTTTCCGCCATTGCTTCTTCATCGCTAGACGGGGAGAATTTCGAGTCGGCAATTCATCCAGCCGGCCGATCTGCTCCCCATTTTTGCCTGGTCAACATGGTGGGAGCAGGGAATTGTCAAGCACTGAGCGGCAGAGAAAGGTGTGACCATGAGAGGATACGGCCAGAAATACATCCGCGGAGGACAAGGAACAGGCGATAAGCTGCAGCAGTCTATGGATGCGACGTTTGGCATTCGGGAAGCGCTTGCAGCCGGAGCGAAGCCGTTCATCTATCGAGGGCGCCCTTCGCTCTCGCAGGCATACGCAGCCATCAGTGGAGACAGCGAGCTTCGATACCTCGGTTATGGAGGCATGTTCGGCCGGGTGCGCGAAGCTGCTGACAACGTCTCCAGCGGGGACTATCCCGCGATCCTGCTGAATTCAATGACCAAGCGGCTCATCCAGGACTACGCCGAAGTTCCAATGGGCGGCGTCGAGCGCCTCTTTGTGACCACGCAAGCGAACGACTATAAGACCCAACATCGGGTTCGCCTCGGCTACCTTGGCGATCTGGCGGATGTGTCCGAGGGCGGTGTCTATCAGGAATTCACGAAGCCCACTGATGATCTGATTTCTTTCCCGGTGACGAAGCGCGGCAACCTGCTTTCCATCACGGAAGAGACGATCCTCAATGACGACCTCGGGAAGATCACCGGGTTTACTTCCCGGATGGCTCGCGCTGCGCGGCGCACGCTCAAGCAGTTCGTCACCAATTTCTTCGTCCACAATCCGAACTATGATCCGGACGCCACGGCCTGGTTTCATGCGGCCCACGACAATCTGTTCGCCAACGCACTGAGTCCGGACGCGCTGACCGCCGCGCGTGCTGCCTTAAAGCAGCAAACTGAAAAAGACTCGAACAAGCCGCTGGCACTGCCATTGCAGTGGATTATGTTTCATCCCGATCTGTGGAGTACAGCGCGCGCCATAAACCAGACGGACAAGTGGCCGACTGGTCCCGGAACGTTCACCGCCAATCCGTGGTATCGCATGTTTGGCGACAACGACGAAGGTCTGATCGAGAATGAGCTGCTCACAGACACCAACGACTGGTACTACGGCTGCTGGCCGTCAGAGTGCCCATGCGTTGAAGTCGCGTTCCTCAGCGGCTACGAGCAGCCTCAGATGTTCTTCAACAGAGATCCATCGAGCGGCTCTATGCCCTTTGTAAAGGACGAACTCCAGTACAAGGTGAAACACCCGTACGGCGGGGATGTGCTGGACTTCCGCGGCGTCGGCATGAGTGCCGTTGCTTGATTGCAATAGACGGATTAAATAATAAATTCGGAGGAGCGCAGTGAAGCTGCAGGAAATCGAAAGCGAACTAAGTCGGCTCCAAACCAGGCTGGGGCAGTTGCGGGAAGAGAGTGCTGGGCGCGCAAGCCAGCTTTCTGAAGCGGAGGATGAGCGCCAGAAATGCGTTTTGGCCGCGAGGATCGATGGCGATCCAAGCGCCCAGAAAAGGCTACGGGAGCTTGAACGGATAACCGATTCCGCGCGCAGGGCGATTGCCGATGACAATGAGGCCATCACCGAAATCGGGCGACGGCTCGATGTTTTCCGGGAGCAGCGCCGCACTGCCAAAATCGAAGAGAAGCGTTCGAAGATTCAAAGAATTATCAACTTGCGGCTTGATTTGGGGCCTGAACGACAGCTAGCCCTCCTGGTGGAAGAGCTGGCAAAAAGAGCTCGCGCAATTCTGGCGGAAAACAGGTGCCTTGTATCCGAACTGGATGCTTTTGATGAACTAACGTCTCCGGGATCGAGGGGGAGGGGCGCACATGGCCTGGAAGTTCGTTCAGCCGCGTGCCACATACTTTTAGCGCTAAAGGATATCGAGCAGCTTGATTTGTGCCGTATCGAATCCGATCTTTTGAGAGACGCTCTTAACGCTGTGAATTCCGCTAGGTCTTCGGCGGAAGCGTGATTTTGGTGATCGCAAATGGGCGGCTATAGCGCAAAAATCGAACTATCAACGGACCTGACCGCTCTGCAAAGCAGCATGAACGGCGCTGCCGCAACCGTGCAGGGCGCTGCCGACAAGATGGTCGCCTCCGGGAAACTGGCGCAGACGGCCTGGGAGCGCGTCGCGCAAGCCTCCCTGGCTCACGCGCAGGCACAGTCGCTGGTTAAGGCGGCAACCGCGGCTGCCACGGCAGAGAGCACCAAGGGCGCGGAAGCGATGCAGTTGCTGGCATCGTCTCAGAAGCTCGCATCGCGCACCGCCGCCGAGCTGGCAGCGGCACAAAAAGCAACGCAGGTAGCCACGCAGGAAACCACCAGCAAAATGAACGAGGGCAAGGCCGCGGCTGCCTTGCTCGGCGAAGAGACCGGAATCCGGTTGAATCGCCATCTGCGCAGCGTGGCCGCCAGCAGCACGCTACTGGGACCGCTGCTGAAGGCCGCGTTTCCCGTAGCCGTGGCGCTCGGCTTTGTGGAAGCACTCTCGGTAATTCCGGAGCACTTCCAGAAAATCATCGACGCGATGTCGGGCTGGAACGAAGCCGCGCGCAAGAGCTTCGAATCGCAGATCGCCGCCAACAATATCTATTTGGAGTCGCTCGACAAACAGCGCACCAAGCGCGCCGAGATCGAAGCGATGGGCACAACCGGCCAAGCAAAAATCCACGCCGAACAGGTGGTCACCAACACCGAACTCGACGCGGAGATTGCTAAGCGCGGCCGCCAGGCGAGTCAGTTAAGAGAAATCAATCAAATTCTCGAATCGCGCAAGGCCTCCACAACCGAGGCTCCCCTCGCGGGCCAGCCATTAACCGACTCGGGAGAATCCGGCACACTCACGCCCAGGCGCGCACTGCCGCCGCAATTCACCAGTGATAAAGAAGCGCAGGCTCACGCCGACGAACTGGTGAAGCTGGTTGCCGAAAGCGACGCGAAAATAGCACAGCTTCGACTTACCTCCGGGCAAGGCACCGCAAAACAACTGACGGTCGAGGCGGCAACCGAGGCGCGCGCCCAGACCGAAGCACAGATTAAAGCGACAAAGGATCAGGCAGAGGCTCACGCCGAATTCGTCAGGAAAAATGCCGAGCTTGATTTTCAGATGGGGAAGATCACGCTGGCGATGGAAGTCCAGGCCTTCCGTGATGCCAACAATCAAAAGCTCGCCGCTGAAATTGCCTATCTCGAAGGCCGCAAACGGCTGGAGCTGCAACATGCGAAGGACACTCCCGGCTACCAGGCCGGACCGCACATCACCGTATTAAATACTCAGGAGACTATTGCACGCGAACGGGCACGCACCGATCAGAGAGCCATCGATGCGAAGTTTTTCCAGGATCAATACGAGGCGCAGAAGCAGGCCTTCGAAAACCAAATTGCTGCGGCCAAGCCTGCATCGCAGCAGCGCGTGCAGCTCGAACAGCAGCTCTCCGATTATGTGCGCTCAGTGTGGGACGCGGACTCCAAACAATATCGCGAGATCGTCAGGCAGCGGGCCGAAGCCGAGCGCGAGTGGGCACAGGCGCAAAAGTTGGCCATGCAGGAGGCCTCGCGCGCCACCGATGAGTATTTGCGTAAGCGCGCCGAACTCCAGGCGCAGGGCGCCTATGAGCAGAATGCCGGCCAACTGAAGACGCAAGAGATTGCAATTCGCGGCCAGGCGCAGGCGGGCGCCCTCAGCCCCACCACGGAACTCACGCAGATGGCCGCCATTCATCAGCGTGAAGTTGCCATGGACCTCACGGCCAACCAGGAGAAGCTGCAGGCACTGGCCGATTACATCGCCAAGCGCCGCGCGCTGCTCGCCGATCTGGGAGGACTCGACAGCCAGGACCCGGAGGCGCGCAAGCTCGTTCAGGATATCCAGACGGCCAACCTGCAGACCCAGCAGCTTGAAAATCAGCGCATACAGATCCAGCAGAAGGCCGCGCAGACCGCGATGCAGGATGAGAACAACATCCTCAAGCAGCGCGAGCAGGCGTGGAAGGAATTCAGCCAAAGCATTGCCCATGATGCCACAACGGGCTTGAATCCCTGGATCGAGCGCCACAAAACCATTGGCCAAGCTGCGGCCCAGACCTGGAACTCGATCGCGATGAGCGCCATCACAGCAATCGAGAAGATGGGTGAACGCTGGGTCATGCAGCATCTCCTCATGGCGGCGGCCCACAAAATTTTCAAGGCCCAGGAAGTAGCGACCGATGTAGCCGCAAACGCCGCAAAGACCGCGGTGACCTCTGCTACCAACGTTGCGGCGGCCACGAGCAATGCCGCTGTTGCCGCCACCGCTGCAGGCGCGGCCGTCGCGGGAATCCCAATTATTGGTCCAGCGCTCGTAGCACCTACTATGGCGGCGACTCTAGCACAGGAAATGACCTTCACGGCAGGGGCAGCTTTCGAGCTTGGCGGCGTCGTTCCAAAGACGCAGGTGGCACTCGTGCATGGCGGCGAACGCGTGCTGACACCATCGCAGAACAATACCTTCGAGCGCATGGTTGAACGAGGCGGCGGTGGCCACACCTTCAACTTCCCCACGCACATCGGCTCCATGCAGGGTCTCGATGGCGCCTCTGTGCGCTCCATGCTGGAAGAGCACGGCGACCTGGTCGGGCGCATCGCCGTCGCTGCCGTGCAGCGGCACATGCGCAGAAATGGGGTGTGACGATGAGCGACGCGGCTGGAAAACAAATTTCGATGAAGTGCAGCATTGCCGGGCACAAAGTTGATCTTAGGCCGCTGAACCTGACAGATCGAGAGCGAGTGCGAGACCTCACTCTTCGAATGATGATCCGGCAAGACGAGCTACCATTTCGGGACGTGATCGCAGGCGTTCCAGTGCCGGCTGACCTCGCTGCCGAGGCGTCGGAATTGTTTATTCGTGCCGCTGGTTTCCCGTTTACCGATTTGACTCCTCAGTTCAATACCGAGGTGTGGGGGGCTGTGCTGACCGCTGCCGGCTTCGAGAAACTGCCAGATGGAAGGTTCAACATGTTAGGGGGGACGGGTATTTGCTAACCCGCAATTCGAATTCGGCATGGCTTACAGAGCACAGACAGCAAGGACGCAGCCGCAGAATCATGGGAGCCCGATGAATAGGCCCCAGCGCACAACTTCAAAGCGGTGCAACCGTGTTGCCTCCACGACTGATGATCATCAGGATGTCAAAATTGCTGGCGAGATTTTCATTCGCCGCGACGATGTTGGGCGCCTTGTTGCCGGCGTCCGTCGCCTGAGGAAGCTCACAAAAGGTATTTCAGATGCCGAGCTCGAACGCTGGTATCACATCGTTGCCCGGTTTGAACGGAATGGATTGGAGGCGCAGCAGCAGTTTGCGCGGCCGGACGTGCTGACATACCTCGCTGCGGTTCTGCTCCGCAAGGGGTCCTCCTGATGCGGATTACAGTCAGCGGCGTGCAGGAAATGTCGGAGGCTCTATTGGCGGCCATCGAGAGCGGCGTGCGCAACGGGCTGGAGACAATTGGCAATCGCGGCCACGGCCTGGTAGTGGAAGGCGCCCCGGTGGGCGCCACAACTAATCTGGCACACACGGTGTTTGCATACCTAGAAGACGACGGTGCGGCGCTGACCGAGATCATCACCAACGGACCGCCTGCAGATGTTTACGGGGCGCCAGTCGAGTTTGGCGCGCGGCCTCACTTTCCACCGTGGGAGGCGCTAATTCCGTGGGTGAAAAATAAGATACCAGGCGCGGCCTCGGACGATCAGGCTGCACGTAGCATTGCCTTTGTTATTGCGCGCAAGATTGCGCGGAGCGGGACACAGGGCGCATTCATGTATAGGGATGCAATGCAGATACTGGAGCAAGAGGCATCGGGCATTCTGGAGCGCGCGATTGCGGAGTCCTGTGCGGCTGCGGGTTTTTAGCTGAGCGATGCCATAGGCGCGAGATTTTATTGAGGCAGGCTGGGAGTTTCACTTTACTGAGCACTCAGGTTGCCAAACAGAAGTAGCTGAGTTTCCAGACGGCATTTCGGAGCAGTGTTCCGGAAGCCGCTGTGGTGTCTCTGGCCCCTGGTGGTCTCGCCCTACTCTAGTTTAATTCGCAAATACTCTCGTTTATTTCGCAACTTACTCTCATATAATTCGGCGAGCCTTAGTAATGCATAGATCCTTCGCTTCGCTCAGGATGACATCCTAAACTTAGCAGCGAACTTCAGGGACAGCACACTAGAACTGGTTACATAAGAATCTCGCGTGGACCACGACGACGCCGTACTCGCTCATTCGCATTCGCAGCATCTCCGCCCCCTGCTGC